CCAACGCCGCCAGTTAGCAAACCGCCGCCAATTTCAGCCGCAAGGGCTGTTTTGGGGTTTGCTGCCCGAAAGTCGTCGATATTTTCGCGAATATCATCGCGGGTTTTTCCATAATCGCCGGCAAAACCAAATCCAGTTCGCAAGCCTGCTTCTATTTCATCGCCAAAGCCTAACAATAAACCTTGACCGCCCATGCGCGCCAAGTTTGCGGCATAACCATCATCGCCATCACTTTTTTCTTCATTCTTTGGCTTGATTTTTTTCCGTTCTCTTTGCGCGCCACTTTTTGCAATCTGGTTGACGTAACGCTGTTTTTCTTCTTTAGTAAGGGTCTTAAAGGTATCAGGGACAGTAATGACGCCCAAGCCGTCGACTTCAATTTTTGCCATCAGTCAATTTCCTTAAATTTAACATCGTTGTAAGTGCTAAAATCAAAAGCTTTGACACCTTCGTTGTTGCGCCTGCGATTAATTGCGCGTTTGCGGTTTTTAATAGCGCGTTCGTTTATGCGCATGATTTCCTTTAACCGCGATATAACGATCTTTTCGTCATTTAGGTTGGCGAATAATTCTTGTTTAGCGCGTTTAGCATCGCCTTCAGTTTGCGTTCCTTTATTTAACCTCAAGCTGTCGTTGGTTAGCTTTGTAATAAAGGTCATAAAGTCAGCGCGATTTGCGGTGTCTTGGTTTGATGTTCCCAAACCGCTAGAAATCGCATCTTCTATGCTGTCTGTGATGCCAAGCGTCATTTCTTTATTTTCTAACAGATTGATATATTTGTTTACGTCATCATTAATGCCGGCAGACAAGTCCAGAGCCGTAAAATCTTCATTTTCAAGTTTTGATGCTGCGGTTGACATGCGCACCGGTTTTTTATCCGTTTTAGTTAGCGCCTTCATTTCTTTTTGGTATTTAATGATTTCTTCGTTTGGTTTGATCGTTTGTTCGCCGGTTATCGGATCGGTGACAACAGTAAACGCGCCGTTTTGGATTTGCTCCCGCGTTGGCGTTTGCAACTTTCTATCCATTAGATCGGCCTGCGCTATTTTGTAACGCCGGTTGATCTCCGCATCTTCTGCCGCCGCAATACCTTGCTTTGCGGTGCCATAGGCGCCCATGCCAGCGCGCAAACCCTTACCAAGCGCTTGCCCTAACGATGGGGCTGGAGCGCCAACAACAGGGGCGCCAGCTTCCAACAAAGCGGCAGACGCGGCAAGAATGCCTTGCGTTTTTGGATCGTCAAAACCGCCACCTAAAAGCCCATCAAGAAAACCAACTGGCTGCGCTGGTTGCTCTGGTGAAGCTGGTATATTAGCGGGCTGGCTTGGGCGTAACATTTGCGCAGTGCCAGCCGCAGGCGGAAGCGGTGTAAATGGTTTCATAGGCCTGCCGGTAGGCAGAGCGCCGGTATATGGTTTGCTTTTAGGCAATGGGATTGGGCTGTTAGACTTTCTTTGCCTGACCGGCGAACTTGTAGGAAGCGGAATAGGGCTGTGGCTTGTAGATTTTGGGATTGGTTGACCTGTTAAAGCTGCAAGCATTTGCGGGGAAAGCTGGCTTCTTTGAGCGCGCGCTATTGCCGGTGGCGTAATGTTGCGGCTAATGGGCGGCAATGCTTGATCTAAAAACGATGTGCGCGGTGCTGCAAAAATTATACTTCTGTCCATTATAAAAACCCCCTAAAGCAATCCTAAAAGGCCACCGCCAATGGCGCCCATGCCCGCACCAAATCCAGCGCTTTTAGCCAATTGGGCGCCGCCAAGCGCACCGCCCAAAACAGATGACGCGGTGTTGCGGTTTACCGGATTGACAGTAGTGCTACCCATCGTTCCGCCACCAACCAATGACATATAGTTTTGAAGCTTTTGAGCATCGCGATTTTGCTCAAAATTGAACCTGTCAATTTGCGCCTGCAATTCAGCCTCAGATTGTTGTTCGCGCGCTGCACCAACGCCGGCAAGTGCTTGCGCTCCCATGTTAGCGGCTTGCGGGGCTTGGCTAATAGCGGCTTGTTGCGCTTGGTAACTAATTGGCGCCAAAGCTGTCGCAAGCGCCTGTTGGTTAGCCCCTGACCCGTATCTGCCAGCTTTTGAAAACTGACTTTGAACTTGATTAATGGCTGGCTGAAAAGCGGCATTGAGTAACGGGTTTGTCCCCATTAAATTTGACTTAACAGCGTTTGCCGTTTGGGCTGTCATGCCTTGCGGGTCAAGCGCCTCGTCGCGAACCATGTCAAGCGCCATCGTTGTTTCCGGCGCAAAGCCGACAACAGTTTGATTCGGATAATATGATGGAGTTGAAGATGTATATTGATCTTTTGCTTGAGCCAAACCATATTCCAGAAATGGCATTGCATATTCCGGTGGTCTCACTTGGGTATTAACCGTCTTTTGTCCGCCGCCTTTACTCATAAGCTATTTCCTTTGTCATTATGGTTGCTGTCGGCCTATAACCATTAAGTGCGCGGTGCCAACCACGCCGCCCGACTATTTCAACAGATTTGCATCCCCAACTTTTTGACCAATTTATAAGTGTTGGTTCTGCCTCAAATAATGTTTTTAGACTCCCGCCTGCCAGCCAGAAACGCAAAGTTCTGCACTGCGGATATTCGACTATTTCGGTGACTATTGCAGCATCATGCAAAGGCCAAAACTGCGCATCGCTGCGCTCAACCATTTCAAAAACATCACGCATCGAATGGGTGCCATTTGCATGCTCTAGCGCTGCCGCTATCCAATCAGCGCAACGCGACCATTCAGCCGATAATGATATAGTCGAAGGATCTTGTGGCTGATGCTGTGTTTGCATGAGTGACCGTAAAAGTTTGTTTGCCGCGCGAAGAAACATACATTGTTCCGCCGGCATGTTCGCTTGCTGCGGCGGTTGTTTTTGGCATAAATAAAATGACGCTTTCGTATCCAGCACGATCATCTGCAACAACAGTCGTTGCAGCGTTTGCAGTTAATGTGACGGTGCCGGTTGAGTTTAACTTGCCCGCCAAAATATTGTTGACAACAAGGCTTATTTCACGCGGGTCAATTGCCTCGCTTGGCAACCGCCTAAAGCTAGCGCCTGCCAAGTTGACGCCCCTCTATGTCAACGCCTTGCGCGTTTTGCCAATTTCCGTTGATGGTCATTTGCGCGCGATGGAACCGGCCTTGCACGCGATGCTCACAAAAACCTTCGTTTGTTAATGCGCTGCCAGCATCGAAAACCACAGGGTCATCGTGCCTGTCGCGGACGCCTATTTTCATCGAAACGCTGCCGCCGGTAAAATGGGGGACTGTCCTTGTCACCAGCGCATGTTTATCCTTTGCAACAGAAAGTTCAGCCGTTTCAAACGTGGCCGCGAGCGGGGCGCCAGTAAATGCGTGCAGCATTTTGTTATACGCGCCACCAAAAACAAAACTTCCGCCTTTGAAAAGATGGCTGTCAATCAGCGAGCCAACACTGTCGATATTTGTGTAAACAGTATTGAGCGAATCCAAAGTTTGGCCTGACGTGAAAAAAGGCGCAATAATGTCAGCCCCAACCTCAACCAGCGACCAGCGATTTACCGCATAATTAAAAACAATCATACGGTCAGGTGAAGCATCAGCCGAAGAATTTGAAACGTATGACCACGCCACTACTTGTTGCGTTGGGTCTACTGCCGCGCTCATTTTACTGCTATATGCCGCGTCCATATCATCAAAGAAAAATCTGTTTACTTTTTCCGCGCCGATAGGCTGGCTTTTTGTGCCATCAAAAGCGTAAAAACCATCTTCTGATAAATAGAAAACCATCCGACCAATTTGCGCAACTGATCCGCTATATGCACAACCCCGCGCAGTTTCCACTCTGTCAATCTGATAAATTAAAGGCGAGCCGACATAACTTGCGACAGCAATTGCCCGCTCCATTAATATGACGGCTGTTTGCCCGCCAGCGAGGCCGGTAATCGCGCCAGCGTCAGGAATGTCTTGAAAGTCACTTTGATCTGTCCCAACAGTCCAGCTTGTTTCGTCATTTATGCCAGACCATTGCACCCGAAAGGGAATTTTGCCGGAACCCGTATCAACCGAAGCCGTCCAAACTTGGTCGCGCACGACCGTAATAAAATCGCATTTTGGGCAAGAGGCTGATAGGTCTGAAAAACTGGTATCTGTTCCAAGTTGCCATTTCTGCACATCTTCGGCGGTAGTGCCTGCGACCAAAACCTTGTCACCAAACTGCGTAAAGCGCCAACGCCCTGATGCACCAATGTTATAGTTTCCAGCTTTACTAGCATTTACCAACGCATTGCCAGAGCCGCCAAAAACATAAAGCTTTGCATCATCGCCCGCAAAAAGCTTGACATTGCCGGAGTTTTCCTTTGCCGCGAAAACGCCTGCAATAGTGTTTGTCGCTGCACCAGAAACCGCTTGAAAGGCTTTGACGCTTCTGTAGCCAGTTGCAGACGGATAACAGTTTAACGCGGTTGTCACGCCTTTGTTTAAATAATCTGGCTGGTCAGGTAGCCACTCGCCGAATTCAATCATTGTACGAACCAAGCCCCACTTGTGTCAGGTTGAACTGTCCAAGCTTCACCTAAAATTTGTGTGGATGCGTGAACTGATGCTGATGTTGTTATACCGGCTGAACCGACAAAAGATAGAACGCCTACGGGTTGACCAGTAGCCGAAGCCGCCGCCGTAACGCTGGCGCTAGCGTTAATCACAGTTAAAGGTGTCGGGTTGCCGGCTTCGGCAGTTGCTAATGCCGGTGGTTGTGTCGATGCTGAAACTGATATTGTATTACCCATCGCGTTCCCATGCACGGTGCAGTAATATTTAAAGCTCGCGGGGGCGTTACTTTTTACAATTAAAACCACCTTTGCACCAGAAGTTCCGGCAGTGCCGATGACTTGAGAGCCACCAGTATAAGGGTTATCACCGCTGGTTCTAAATCCTAGAGGATGCCCCGAAACCGTCGCGTCACTCACGTCAAAAATATAAACGTGTCCTTTTAAAAGCGACAGCGTTGGATTATTTGAACCATTAAGCACAAACACATTTGACCCGCCCACGTTCGCAACCGTTACGGCATAGGTAACAGCCGCCACCGATGCAACCTGACGGATATGAGTTGCAGTTGCCGTCGCGCTTACATTTGCAGTCGGTTGACCATTAACCAACCTGATAAGGAACGCTGTTGCCGTAACTGATCCGGCGGCGCCAGTTGCAGCGCTGACCATGCCTTTAGTGCGCCCCACGTCCGCCGTTGCTGTTGCAGCCGTTGCAGCAACCGCACTAAAACCTTTCATTTTGATTGGCTCTGCGGCGGTGGCTGTCGCTGATGTCGCGGCGGTGCCGGTAGCTAAATGAATGGTGACGTTATCTAGCTGGTCAATGTTGCCAATGCTATCAGCGGCATCCAACGCGCCAAGCGCAGCTAGTGCGTCAAGGTTCGCCATTTTTAAGCCGCAGTGATAGTCAGATCGCCAGAAGCAACCTTTAGAATGTCACCAGTTGCAATTGTTTTTGCGGTGGCAAAGGAGCCATGAAAAAGCTGGTTGCCAGAACTTGCCGCATCGTAAATCGCCCAGTGGCTTACACTGCCCCACGACCCCGTTGCAGCCGGAAACTCAGCCGCCGCGTTGCTGGCAATAGAGCCTGACGCCGCAGCCGCAAAGGTGATTGCTTGCCGCGCATATCCAGAGCCGGATAATTCTGTGCCTGAGTTATCATCAACCATAGAGCCGGTGCTAAGACCAAGATAAACGGCGTTCGGCGCGCTTGTTGCAGCCCTGCCTGTGAAGTGATCGAGGAATTTTAATTCCAAATAGTCTGACATTGCGGACATTATTTATGCTCCTGTGTTTTGGCGTTGGTAAATTGATTGGATTTGCAACGAGCCGGTTCCATAGTGGCTTCTTTGCTCGTCTTTCTGGATTTCTTGAATCGCACGACTAAATTTTTGGTCATAAAGTTGGGCGCGTTGTTCATCCATCAGATAGGTGTAAAGTTCGGCAAGGGCGCCAGCTAAGTAAGCATCCGAATGCCGAAGCAAAATATTGTTAGTTGTGTTTGTCGCTGAAAGCGGTTCAATAGAGCCAATGTAAACAATTTCTGCGGTGTAAGCCGTATCAGGTGTCGGGCGCAATTTCATTTCATCGCCGACAATACTGTAAGCCTGCGGCTTGCCTGCACCGGTTGTCGAATAATCAGTATCTAATGCCGATGGGCTTTTGTATTCCAAAACTGTTAGCGGGCTGGTGTTAAGCTTTACTTCCCTTACTTCACGCAAGTCGGTTGGCAAGCTAATATATTCATTGTTCGCTGTTAGCGTTGCCTGCGCGCGCTTTTCCTGACTGCGGCTTTCTAACTCCCGCGACATGCGCGCTTCCGCTAGCTGAATAAACTCTGGAATTTGGGCTGTTAAGTCGCTGCGCGCTGCAAAATTTGCAATCGCGGTTTGGAGCGAAGCATAGTCAGAAATAGCCATTATACGTTCCCGCCGCCTGTTCTAAAAAAACGATTGT